TTCCGCTGTGCGCTGCTTGTACTCCACCAGCGAATCTTCGTCGGGCCCAGCAAAGATGCCGCTCGACTGATACAGGCGAATCCAGACCTTATTCACGTTCATCTGTCGGCCTTGGCCGAATCCATCGACCTGAAGCGTGGGCGGTAGAGTTTGCAGGTCTGCCACGTAAGGGATGCCAACCTGCACCTTGCTCGCGGGATGGTCTAATTCAATTACCCCGCCGGTGACGGTCTTCTGGTTCTGCACGGCACCGTCGGCTAGGACGGCGACGGTCTTACCTTCCAACCAATTGAGGCCGCTGATGGTTGTGGCTGGTTCGCCTGAGTAGGTGGCGCCAGCATCCACAAAGAAACAGTCCTCAAGAGCACCCACAAGGCGGCTCGCCATGCGTTCTACGTAGCGCACGGTCTGGCCGTTCACCGTGCGACGGATGACAGCATACAGACGCTCCTCGTTGTCCTCTGCGACACACGTTATGCTCTCAAACGCGCCATCCGTATCGTGATGGTGCCATGCTCCAATCTGCTGCTCAGGAACATAGGTAAGGCCAAGCAGGCTCCCATTGCTGGATACGAACCAGACGATAGGGAGAGGCGCTTTCGAGAACGCCTGATCCGCAATCGTAAGCAGGTCGAATAAATGTGCTGATCGAAGGGATAAGTCTCCGGTGATAAAGCTGTCGGCCTGCAAGTTGTAGCCCATTTCACGCACGTGACCACCTCGGGATGCGCAGTACACAAGCAGATTATTGACCACTGTGGGCTGCACGTTCGAGGCACCGATGTACGATTGCGGACGGATGCCGATGGATGATGGAG